GTCAACAGGTTCAAGAGGAACATCAGGAAGTACTGGTACAAGTGGTTCGGCTGGTACCTCAGGTTCAAGTGGAAGTTCAGGTAGTAGTGGATTAAGTGGTGTTGATGGTACTAATGGAACATCTGGAAGTTCTGGTTCAAGTGGTGTTAACGGAAGTTCAGGAAGTAGTGGTACATCTGGTTCTAGTGGAAGTTCTGGCTCTGCTGGTAGTTCAGGTTCTGCAGGTACAAGTGGAAGTGTTGGAACATCAGGTTCTTCAGGGAGTTCTGGTTCAAGTGGTTCTTCAGGAAGTTCTGGCTCAACAGGTTCAAGAGGAACAAGTGGTTCTTCAGGGACTTCAGGAAGTTCAGGTTCAAGTGGAAGTAGTGGAAGTTCAGGGTCATCAGGTGTTAGTGGTTCTTCAGGGACATCAGGTTCAAGTGGAAGTTCAGGTTCTTCTGGTTCAAGTGGAAGTTCAGGAACATCTGGCTCAACAGGAACTTCAGGGTCATCAGGTTCTAGTGGAAGTACTGGTACTTCAGGTAGTTCAGGAACATCAGGGTCTAGCGGTAGTTCGGGGTCATCTGGAAGCTCAGGAAGTAGTGGTTCATCAGGTACATCGGGAGCTAACGGAAGTTCAGGTACAAGTGGTTCTTCAGGAAGTAGTGGTAGTTCAGGGTCATCTGGCTCTGCTGGTACATCAGGTGCTAATGGAAGTTCAGGAACATCTGGTTCAAGTGGTAGTGCTGGAAGCTCAGGAAGTAGTGGTAGTTCTGGTTCCGTTGGAACTTCAGGTTCTAGCGGTTCATCAGGAAGTGCTGGTACGAGTGGAAGTTCAGGAAGTAGTGGCTCATCAGGTTCTTCAGGAAGTACAGGTTCAAGAGGAACATCAGGTACTTCGGGAACATCAGGTACATCAGGTGCCAATGGAAGTAGTGGAACATCAGGTAGTAGTGGTTCTAGCGGAAGTGCTGGAAGCTCAGGAAGTTCAGGTTCAACTGGAACATCTGGTTCTTCAGGAAGTAGTGGTTCTAGTGGTAGTTCAGGAAGTACAGGTTCTTCTGGTTCAAGTGGAACATCAGGTTCGTCAGGAAGTTCCGGCTCATCAGGATCAAGTGGGTCTGCTGGAACTTCAGGGGCTAACGGAAGTTCAGGAACAAGTGGTTCTTCAGGTTCTAGTGGTAGTGCTGGAAGCTCAGGAAGTTCTGGTACATCGGGTGCTAACGGAAGTTCAGGAACATCAGGTAGTAGTGGTTCTAGTGGAAGTGCTGGTTCATCAGGAAGTTCAGGTTCAACTGGTACATCTGGTTCTTCAGGAAGTAGTGGTTCTAGTGGAAGCGCTGGTTCATCAGGAAGTACAGGTTCAAGAGGAACATCAGGTACATCAGGAACATCAGGAAGTGCTGGTTCATCAGGTTCAAGTGGAAGTTCAGGAACATCAGGAGCTAACGGAAGTTCGGGAACATCCGGTACAAGTGGAAGTTCAGGTTCTTCGGGAAGTAGTGGTAGTTCTGGCTCTGCTGGTACATCAGGTGCTAATGGAAGTAGCGGAACATCAGGTAGCTCCGGTTCATCTGGCTCAAGTGGAAGTAGTGGTAGTTCAGGTTCATCAGGAACAAGTGGGGCTAATGGAAGTTCAGGTACAAGTGGTAGTTCTGGAACATCGGGCTCAAGTGGGTCGTCAGGTAGTTCAGGCTCAAGTGGAAGTTCTGGAATTAACGGTTCATCAGGAACTTCAGGTTCAAGTGGTAGCACAGGGTCTAGTGGTAGTAGTGGTTCTTCAGGTAGTTCAGGAACATCAGGAAGTAGTGGGACATCGGGAAGTTCTGGTTCAAGCGGAAGTTCTGGTTCATCAGGAAGCACAGGTTCAAGAGGAACAAGTGGTTCTTCAGGAACATCAGGAAGTGCTGGTTCATCAGGTTCAAGTGGTAGTACTGGAAGCTCGGGTACTTCTGGTTCATCAGGAAGTTCTGGCTCAAGCGGATTAACAGGTTCTTCAGGAACAAGCGGTTCGAGTGGTTCTTCAGGAAGTACAGGTTCTAGCGGAAGTGCTGGAAGCTCAGGAAGTTCAGGTACATCAGGTGCTAATGGAAGCAGTGGAACCTCTGGGTCAAGTGGTTCATCAGGAAGTGCTGGCTCATCAGGAAGTTCAGGTTCAACTGGTTCTTCGGGAAGTAGTGGTTCTAGTGGAAGCGCTGGTTCATCAGGAAGTACAGGTTCAAGAGGTACTAGTGGTACATCAGGGACATCAGGGACATCAGGAAGTGCTGGTTCATCAGGTACATCAGGTGCTAATGGAAGCAGTGGAACCTCTGGGTCAAGTGGTTCATCAGGAAGTGCTGGCTCATCAGGTTCAAGTGGAAGTTCAGGAACATCGGGAAGTGCTGGCTCATCAGGTTCTAGTGGAAGTTCAGGAACATCAGGAACAAGTGGAAGTTCAGGTTCATCAGGAAGTTCTGGAATTACTGGTTCATCGGGAACTTCAGGTTCTAGCGGAAGTGCTGGCAGCTCAGGAAGTGGAGGTTCATCGGGAACATCAGGTTCTTCGGGAACAAGTGGAAGTGCTGGTTCATCAGGAAGTTCTGGAATTACTGGTTCATCAGGTACTTCTGGTTCATCGGGTAGTTCAGGTTCAGCAGGAAGTTCAGGAACATCAGGTTCATCAGGAAGTGCAGGTTCAAGTGGGATATCAGGAAATGACTCTTCTAACTCAGGTAGATGGGGTTACGCATCAGGTGGAGGGGTTCCTGGTTCGGGAAGATTTAGCGCAAGTAGTTCGACACTTTCATCTGTAATTGGTTTTGCAGTTAATGACCTTGATATTAATTCTACCGATTACGATGAATGGTGGTTAACAGCTGAGGGGTTAGTATCTGGAGGAAATGGGATATACTTACAAGTAACTCAAGTAGGCAGTAATAATATAATAGGTCTTTATTCAGTTTCCGCGATAAATGATAATACCACATATTGGTCAATAACAGTTAAATTCATAGCTGGGAGTGGTTCTATGACCAATGCCGAAAATTATACAATATCTTGGGTTTACAATGGTGCTGATGGTCCTTCTGGTTCAAGTGGAACATCAGGTTCAAGCGGAAGTTCTGGAAGTTCAGGCTCTAGTGGTATTGCTGGTAGTTCGGGAACATCTGGTTCTTCAGGTTCAAGCGGAAGTTCTGGAAGTTCAGGTTCAAGTGGTATTGCTGGTAGTTCGGGAACATCTGGTTCTTCAGGAAGTAGTGGTTCTACAGGTTCAAGAGGAACTAGCGGTTCTTCAGGTTCAAGTGGAAGCTCAGGTTCAAGCGGTTCTACAGGTTCAAGAGGAACTAGCGGTTCTTCAGGTTCAAGTGGAACTAGCGGTTCTTCAGGTTCAAGTGGAAGCTCAGGTTCAAGCGGTTCTACAGGTTCAAGAGGAACTAGTGGGACATCTGGAACATCAGGTTCATCTGGAACATCATCAACGGTTTATGTGGGTAATGCTAATGGTGCAGGTATTACTAATGGTGCTAGAGGTTCTATTTATTTAGGGGGAACACCTGTTGCCATGGTTGCGGTTACCGCAGGTGATTACGGAGGTGGTGCAACTGATTTTATGCCAGGATACCCAATGCCTGCAGGAACTGCAAGTAAAATGAGAGTTATTACAAGAAGTGCCAATCCTGCTCTAAATAGTTTAGAGGTCTATGTTGCTAATGCTACTACATCAACATTAGGTGCTAAAGTTACAATAGCCGCTGGGTCAGCCGCAGGAGTTTACACTACAGATGACGGAACAACAGTTACGTACTCAGTTGGTGATAGATTATATTGTATTGCTAAAAATCCTAATGTGGGGGGAGGAGCGACTTCCGCACAAATAACTACAGTATCATTTAATTTTACACCTAGCTAATGGAATACACATACAAACAAATAGAAAATGGCGATTGGCAATTACTTGTTATTGTAAATGAAATACCTATTGTGTTCATTCTATCTGAAGACCTTATAGGTACTGAAGATACACCTCCTAGGGGTTTACCTGAACATATACAAATGATACAAGATTTTAAAGATGTTTCTAAACTAGAATATTTTATTCAACTTTTAATAGATAACCCTGGTACAGCATTTTCTATATATAATAATTTTGAATGATTCTGAAGTACTATAAAACTATAATCTAAGATAAATAATAATATTATAACTTATAGAGGTTTTGGATACCAATATTGGTCTTATGAAAAGATTGATGATATGTGTGTTCATATCTATATGTGAGATGGAATATATGCATTTATGGGTAATAATACTATAATTAATAAGGTACTTTGTATAAATTCAGACGAGATAATAAGTTATCTACCGTAATATAGCATAGCAACATTAAGATCCTTCGCATATAATACTGTTTCAACAATAGGTACTGATGTAGAGGATATTGCAGGATTGGATGTGAAGATAAGAGCGGATAACACAAACGATTCATTGAAAATAGAGGCTAAAGGAGCGGGTGAGGATATAAGATGGACCGCTTATATAGAGGGTGTTGGGATAGCGGTTTCTATAGTTCAGTAACAAACGAAACAAAGATACCTCTTAATTGTATAATAAGGAAAGGTACTTCGTGAAGAAATTATTGATAATAACCCCCCACCTATCGACTGGGGGATTACCGCAAGTTACGACAAACAAAATCCAACTTCTAAAGGATGATTACATCATTAAATGTATAGAATACGGATGTTATTCATGGGATTTTGTTGTTCAGAAGAACCGTATCAAGAATTTGATCGGTGAGGAAAATCTTATTACATTATGGGATGATAAGAATGTTTTGATTAATGTTATTGACGAATTCCAACCTGATATTATATCTATGGAGGAATTCCCTGAATTTTTCATGGATAGCAATATCACAAGACAAATCTATAAAAAGGATCGCCAGTATAAAATCTTTGAAACCACACACGACTCAAGTTTCAACCCAAGATCTAAAGTTTGGCTCCCCGATAAGTTTATCTTCGTTAGTGTGTTTAATGCTATACAGTATTCAATGTTTGATGTACCTTATGATGTCATTGAATACCCTATTGAAAACAGGGAGAAGAGGAAGGACTTGTTCCAAGAAAAACTTGGGTTAGATAAGGGATGGAAACATGTTGTTAATGTTGGGTTATTCACTGAAAGGAAGAATCAAAAATACATTTTTGAAATTGCTCGTAAGTTAGAAAATGCTAAAATTAAATTTCATTTTATTGGTAATCAGGCGGATAACTTTAAGAGTTATTGGGAACCATTGATGAATAATAAACCTGAAAACTGTATTGTTTGGGGCGAAAAAGATAATGTATCTGAATTTTTGGAAGCGTCTGATTTATTCATGTTCCCATCAAAAGGAGATAGAGATAATAAGGAGTTAAACCCAATTGCTATTAAGGAAGCCATTGAATATGGTATTCCGATGATGATGTATAATCTTGATGTGTATTGTGGGAAATATGATAAACTATCCCATGTTAAATTTTTGACTGGTGATATAGATAATGACGTAAATAATATGATTGATATTTTAAATGTGGGAGGTGTTGATTCACCAGGTGTTGATTCACCAGGTGTTGATTCACCATTCAGTTTTGTATTTAATAGTGATAATAATGAGATTATCATAAATTATACAGGTAATGAAAAGTTAAATCTTAGTGTTAGTGATTTAAATAATATTATGAATATTTTAAATGTGGCAGATATCTATTCCCTATTCAATTTTGGATTCGATGGGGAAACTAATCAGGTTACCATAAATTATACAGGTAATGAAAAGTTAAACTTTAATGTTAGTATTAGGGACATGACATCAAGGGCTCCTATGTACTGGTTTAATCTACCCTTGGAGTACCCAATATTTTATTGGACAATACCTATACCAATTCACATTAAGAAATTTAAAGACAATCCTAATTTTAGAGGATTTTTGGTTGAGTTTTATGATGGGGAAACAAACGAATTGGTTTTTGACCACGACTTAATTGTTAATAGTAATTTCTTCCCAAAAATACCTGAGTTTAAATTCAAACCTTTGGATTGTAACTACATTAATTATTGTGAGTTCTTTGTTGATAGATGTTTTGATGATTTGAGATTAGAAAATCTTGACACAGTAATTGATATTGGGGCTAATGTTGGACTGTTTGCTAAGTATATGTATTCTGTGAACGCTAAGAAGGTTATCTTAGTTGAGGCTAATCCATACCTAAGAGAAAGTATTGAATACCATTTAGATACGGATTTAGAAAAATCAGTTATCTATATGAATCCAGTTTATAAAGAACACACTAAAATTGATTTTAGATTCTCAACGGAAAACTCAACAATTGGTTCAAATGTTTTTGATAGTAACGTGGGAGAATACGGACAACTTAGTAATTTAATCAGTTGTGACACTATCACTATTGATGATATCTACAAGGATAACGACTATGGTAGAATATCATTATTTAAATGCGATATTGAAGGTGGTGAATATCCTATTTTTGAATCAATTACTGATGAACAGATTGGACTAGTTGATAGATTTATGGTTGAGTTCCACGAAAATACCGATGGACAGATTAATATTATACTTGAGAAATTAGATAGAAATAATTTTGAGTATGACATTATTGTTTATGAGATGGGTCGGAAAATTAGAGCAGATAGAAATTCTAAACATGGTGTTATCTTTGCTAAACCGAAAAATGTTAAATTAAGGAAACCAGGTACTTTATCATCATCAGTTTATGATGTTACAAAAAGTTTTGAAGAACGATTGGCGGAATATACAGGAGCACCATATGCGGTTACTATTGATAACCAAAGTAACGCTCTGTTCTTGGCTTTGTATTATGAAAAGATTACAGGTAAAACAATTAAAATACCAAGTAGAACATATCCTTCGGTTCCTTGTGAGGTTATCCACGCTGGGGGTAAGGTTGAATTTGAACCTGTTTATGGGTCAACATTAAAAGGACCTTATCAGTTATCACCGACAAATGTATGGGATTCAGCATTAAGGTTTACTACCGACATGTATATACCAGGAACACATATGTGTTTATCATTTACAGGTCCATACAAACACCTAAAACTTGGTAAGGGTGGAGCAATCTTAACTGACGACTTTGAGGCTTATAAGTGGTTTAAGAGAGCTAGATATTCAGGTAGAAATGAAGTTTCGTATCATGATGATAATTTTGATATGTTAGGATGGAATTTTTATATGATGCCTGAAATTGCGTCAAGAGGATTGTTACTTATGAACCAATTTTATAATATGGACGGGACACCTAAACATAATGAGGATTTGGAATTACCATACCCTGACTTATCAAAATTTGATGTTTATAAATGATAGTTGGATTCAATGAATATAAACACAAGTATCAATTTAATGTTATAGGTGTAATTCATGTTGGGGCTCATGTTGGTCAAGAATATAATGAATATATTGAAACATTTGGTTTAATCCCTACATATTGGTTTGAACCAATACCACATGTTTATAAAGAACTATCAAAAAATTTAGATGGGAAACCTAACACATTTTATTATAATGTTGCGATAGGTGAAAAAATTGGTATACATAAAATGTATCTTGATGATGGTAACGGACAACAAAGTTCATCGTTATTAAAACCAAAAGAACATCAAAATTTTTATCCCCATATCAAATTTAGTGAAGAAAACACTATTAATATTACCTTGAATACATTAGATTTTTATGGTATAGATAGTTGTAATGTTTTAGTTTTAGATACTCAGGGGTATGAGTTAAATGCTCTTAAGGGTTCAATTAATACCTTAAAGAATATTGATTATATATTCACAGAATTTAATGATATTGAAATGTATGATGGTTGTCCATCAATTGAACAACTTGATGAATTTTTACAACCTTTTGGGTTTTACAGACAAGAAACATGGAATGTTGATGGAGTATGGGGTGATGCATTTTACTTAAAAAAATATGATTAAAAAAGCTTTTATCGGTAATGGGGGACATTTGAGAGAGGTAATCGCTCATACGAGATATGATGTTACTAGATTTGTTGAAGACGAATACTTCAACGGGGAACATAATACATTACCGTTATCGCAATTCGATCCAAAAGAGTATTCTATTATGATTGCAATTGCTGACAGTCAGGTTAGAGCAAGAATTCAAAAATCATTGCCCGAAGACACCAGATATTTTTCATTCATCGATCCATCGGCAATTCTTTTGGATAGAAATATTGTAATCGGTGAAGGTTCATTTATTGGTGCAAATTGTGTAATAACTACTAATGTTAGTATTGGTAATCATTCAATTTTAAATAGAAATGTTAATATCGGACATGATTCGGTAATAGGTGATTTTTTTAGTGCTATGGCGGGGTCCGTAGTGTCAGGGAACGTTTCAATTGGCAATAATTGTTATATGGGTAACAATTCATCAATCCGTGAAAAAACAACTATTTGTGATGATGTGGTAATTGGGATGAATGGAAGTGTTGTTAAGAATATCGATAAACCTGGAACTTATGTTGGAGTTCCTGTTAATAAAATTAAATAATGGAAAAATTACTTTCGGTTATAGTTCCGGCATATAATTTTGAAAAATACCTTGAAGAGTGTATAGATTCAATTTACAACCAAAAAATTATCTACGGATATGAGGTAATTGTTAGAGATGATTGTTCAAAAGATAATACTAAAGATGTTTTAGTTAAACTAAAAGAAAAATACACCGATTTAAGAGTATTAAATGGTGATGTTAATTTGGGAGCGTTAGAAAATATAAGAACTTTATTAGATGCTTGTACGACAAAATATATCGCATATATTGATGGTGATGATTATTTTGACAATTATACAATTTTGAATGAAGAGGTTGAATTTTTAGAGAATAGCCCAAATTATAGTATGGTATGTACCGGAACTAGATATTTGTATCCTAACGGGGCAAGAGTACCAGTAGTAACTGAGTTATTTATTAGCTCATTTCTTGACGATGTTACAACGGATGACTTACTTACAATCAATCACGCTTCATTTGCGAGAGTGTTTAGAAACATACCAAATTTAATAAAAGATTACTTCAAAAATCTACCCTATGTTGATTGGCCACTTAACTATGAAATTAGTAAACATGGTTTAATTAAATGTATTCATAAGTGTGGTGGAATTTATAGAATATCTAATGATGGTATGTTCTCAAATGTGTCTGAAGAGGAAAAAAACAAAAAAAATTCAATAGTTATTAATGAACTTAAAAGACAACATCTTAAAAATGATTTCAAAACAATAACTATAGTTGATTGTTTTATTCATAATGAAAACGTTTTAGGTAAATTGGAGTTATGTATAAATAACTTAAAAAAATATAATCATACAATACTTTTGGTATCTAATACAATTGTGCCTGAACATATAATAAAAAATGTTGATTATCATCTATATAATTCTAATAATATTCTTTTTGAGGGTGAGTATACTGATTCAGAGCCAGTTGTATTTTGGAAAAAAGTCAATGGATTAACAATTTACGAAGTTATTAATACAATACAAAAACATGGATTACCTGTTATGGTTAATCTATTTAATTCATTGGACTTATGTAAATCACTTGGATTTACTCACTTCCAAAGAATCGAAGTTGATGATTTATATACTGACGAAGGTTATGAACATATGAGAAGTGTTCCTTTGATTTGTTCTGAGAAAAATAAAAAGGGTGTGTTCTATTTTAATGAAGGTAAAGATGTATCATTTCACTATTTTTATTGCGAGATAGAGTATTTCCAACAGATAATAAATAGAGTTAGTTGTGAAGAAGATTATAAAAATTATTTATTAACTCACGGATATGGTACTGATTTCATAAATGTTGAAAAATATCTATACGATAACATAAACAGGAATGATCCCGGTTTATTAATAAGAAAGGATGGTGAGGAAGAAATGAACTCTGATTTTTACGGAACATTATGGAATACAGAAACTACAGGTAGTAACGTATCGTCTAAATTTAGAGGATGTTCAAGTAAACTTTATAAGATATTAGGACAAGAGCCTATAATGTTATTATCTTATAATTATAATAATTTTAGGTCCGAGAGAAAAATAATTGTAAATTACGTGGATAATACTTCTGGAGTGTTTTATCACGGTTTAGATAATTACGGACATTGGTCATTTAATATTTTTGAAAATGAAATTGAAAAAATATTAGTATACGATAGTCAAACTGACGAATTTTTATATGAAATAATAAACGAAAACATTGTTGATTATATCGTTTTTTTATGATCGGATTAACTATAACCACCTGTAAAAGAATTGATTTGTTTGAAAAGACAATATTAACATTTGTAAGTGAATGTGAAGATTGTAATTCAATTGATGTCATAATTCATTACGATGATTCATCATCTTTGGATGATAGAAATAAAATGTTTACATTATTGAATACATTATTTACTGACACTTTAATAATATCTAAAAGATTTAATCCAAATTCGTTTAACACTAATCGAAGACATTTAGAGATAATGAAAAAATGGAAAGAAGACATAAAATTTTTTAATGTGGATTATGTTTTTCATTTAGAAGATGACTGGTTATTTGAAAACAAATTTAGTATCCAAGAGGGTGTTGAATTATTAAAGAATAATGATGAAATTGCTATGGTTGGATTTTCATGGAAAAGAAAGATATTCCCGAAAGAATTATTTGAACCAAGGATTATTGGTAATTTTTGGGAGTGGTATTATTCTGATAAACATTATCTGAATGAACCTTTGTTTAATGATACGGTTGAAGAAACTTTACACGCAGATAAAGGAATGTGGATTAAATATATTAATTGGCCTTACTTCGGATTTAGACCGGCAATACATGATGTTAATAAATTAAATCAAATTGAAAATTTTAACGATAATATGGATTCTTTTGAGTTGGAATTTGCAATAAGGTTTGCAAAAAAATTCAAATCGTTTTTACATTTGGAAAAAATTTGTTATCATATTGGTGATGAAAATTCATCATATAATTTAAATAATTCTTTAAGATAATGGATTATAATTTTTTATGGGTACCTAAGACCACTTATCATAGGTCAGCACAAAGTCAGTTTGTTGTTGATGTTTTTCCTAAAATATTAAAAAATTTTGAATTGATAATTGAAATTGGAACATTTACAGGAGCGTTCACTTTATGGTTGTCTGAAAATAACTCTGATAGTTGTAAAATAATCTCTTACGATATTAATCCTGATTATTGTGAAGTTAATAATCTTAAAGATACCGAATTAAGAATTGGAGATTGTTTTGATATTGATGTTATGAAAGATATTCGTGATCTAATTAACAATTCGGGTAGAACTCTTTTTTTATGTGACGGAGGGGATAAGGAACTTGAGTTTAGATTATATTCAAAGTACTTGAAAAAGGATGATGTTATAATGCTCCACGATTATTCACATAGTGATGAAGAGTATAATATTATTAAACAAAAAATAAACTGGCCAACAAATTCAGAATCACACTATAAGAATATTGAAAGATACTTACCTGAACTTAATTTAAGTACATATATGTATGATGATTTTAAACAAGTTTTATGGGGTTCGTTTATAAAAAATTGATATGAATTATAAGATTAAATTAGTTCATTTACAGACAACACAGAATGAACATAGAGAAAAACTATCACGAAAATCTATACAACAAGTAATACCTTATGGCATTGAATATGTTTTGCATCAGAACGAGCTGTATACCTCCTTACCTCCAGTTCATACAAGTGTTAGACCACATAATGTTAGGATCGGTAAGTATGAAGATGTTAATGACCCTGAATATGGGAACGCATTAACTCCAGCTCACTACGGATGCTTTGAGGCTTTTAAAATTGGTATCCTATCAGAATTTGATAATGATTTAGATTTCTTAATTGTCTGTGAGGGTGATTGTATAATAGAAGTACCCATTGAAGAATTTATAGATAAAGTTAATTGTGTATGTGGTATTGTTAATCAGGAAGATGTTTCTTATTTTTCATTTGGGGATACCAAAACTTTAGATTATGGGTGGCATCAATCAGATGTTGTTAGAGAAATACCAAATCAGGATTTATTGTTTATTACTAATAAAATAATTGGTTTACAATGTGTTATGTTTTCAAAAAAATCACGTAAAATAATTATGGATCAATTAAGAACACATAGATGGGATTGTGCTGACACATTTTTTAATATGATATGTGGTGAACAAAGATTAACTATGGGTATTTTGAAAAAGAGAATAACAACACAAGTGGACGGAGAATCATTCATTGATAAAGAGTATAAAGTTTTTACAAAATAATATGGCACACGAACAACAAAAGAATTTTTTTAAGAGGGTTAAAGATAAATACCCAAGATATTTCACGGATGTAAAAGTTTTAGATATTGGTTCTTTGGATATAAATGGTTCAATAAGAGATTTATTTAATTACCCATTTTATTACGTTGGATTAGATCTGGCACCTGGGAAAAATGTTGATGTGATTTGTCCTGGACATTTATATGATTCTGGATTTCAGTTTGATGTTGTTTCATCGGGTGAATGTTTTGAACATGATATGTATTACGCAAGAACTATACAGAATATGGTTAGACTCCTTAAGTCTGGTGGTTTAATGGTTTTTACTTGTGCGTCAACAGGGAGACATGAGCATGGTACATTAAGAACTACTCCTGATAACGCACCTTTCTTGGGTGATATTAGTGAAAAGTGGGCAAATTACTATAAGAATTTAACTGAAGATGATATTAGGTCAGTTATTGATGTTAATGATATTTTCAATGACTTTGGATTTGAATATGAACCAGTAACTTGTGATTTATATTTTTGGGGGATTAAAAAATGATTGATATAGATGTTATTTGTCTTACAAATACTATTTCCGATGACTTATATTGGATGACTCGTCGAACATTAATGACCATACATGATTCTGAAAAAGATTATAAATTTCATATTCATTTAATAGAAACAAATTCTGAAAGTGGTTACGATTATTTAGATATTGTTGAAAATTATGTAAAACCAAATGAAAAATTTAATTACAATAGATTTTTAAATCATTCCTATCCGTATGTTAAACACGATTGGGTTATTATAACTAATAATGATGTGAGATATGAACGAGGTTGGTTTTCAAAAATAATTGATGTATATACTAAAAGACCTGATGTTGAATCTTTTTCACCTAAATGTCCGATACTTTATTCAAAATATTTTTTTGATGATTTTTTAGGAGGTGATTTAGATTTTCATGAGAGTGTTGGAACTAGCGTACATCTAATGGGTTGGTCGTTAATTATGAAAAAAAGAGTATTTGATATTGTTTATCCTTGGGATGAAAACTTTGACATGTACTACCAAGATAATGATTATGCTGAAATTTTATTAAAAAATAACATTAAACACGGTTTGGTTAGGGACTCAATAGCGACTCATTTAGAATCACAAACTATAAAATATAAATTTAATTCAAATACAATTGATAATCTTAGAGTAAAAAATTATTTTTACAATAAATGGGGAAAAGAAATTTAATATGAAAATTACACAAGTAACACCAGGAATTATTACGATACCTCCAAACGGTTGGGGGGCAGTTGAAAAAGTTATATGGGAATATTATAACAACATTAAAGAATTAGGACACGAATGCGATATAAGATATCTTAATGATACTAAGGGTAGTAATAGTGATATTGTTCACATTCATATGGCTAATTTGGCAATTGAAGCTGCTAATCAAGGGATACCCTATATTTTTTCATTACATGACCACCACGTTGTTTATTATGGTAAGAAGTCATCTAACTACCAACAAAATTTAGAAGCGATTAAAAGATCAGTAATATCTTTTACACATGCTGAGATTTTGGTAGACTATTTTGATGAAACAGATAAGTTGTTCTATCTATCCCATGGTGTTAATACCGGGTTCTTTAAAAATAATAATCCAAAAAGAACTGAACATAAACTATTGTGCTTGGCAAATAATGGTATCGGAGGTGATTCAACGTATGATAGAAAAGGATTTAGGTATGCTATCGAAGCGGCAATAAAATTGGATTTACCAATTACGGTTGCTGGTCCGGAAAACAATAGAATATTCTTTGAACACCACAATGACTTATTAAATTATGATAAGCTAACTTTAATGTTTTCAAATCCAAACGAAGAACAGATATTAGAACTTTATAAAAGTCATTCTATATTCTTACACCCGTCTATATTGGAGGCAGGACATCCAAACCTTACATTACTTGAAGCGGTATCTTGTAATATGCCAGTTGTTGGTACTTACTCGGGTTCACAAAAAATTGAAGGAATGGTTGTGGTTGAAAGGGATGTAAATCAAATTGTTAATGGAGTTAAACAAGTAATTGATAATTATGATTTATATCTAAATAACACTGAATTAGATAGACAAAAATACGATTGGAGTGTTATTACAAAGAGAATGGTTAGAATTTATGGAGACCTTATGGATAGTAAGAAAAATTTAAATAGTCTTGAAACCAAACAAAAATTTGATAGAGTGTTTGAAAATACAGAAATTAAACCAGTGGAAATGGTTGAAAAAATTGAGATAATTAACCACTATATAAACGGAGCGTTAGTTGAAATTAAAGGAAATACCGATAAAAAATATTTGGTTGAGTTTTGGAACCAAAATGGTGAATGTGAATATCGTGAGGAGATTGGTTGTAATATGTGGGTTAAACTAAACAAGAAATATTTTGATGAGTATACTTTAAAAGTTTATTCTGACGGTCACTTGATTAGTGAAAAGAAATATAATGCTGAGAATAAAAGAGTTTATATTGCCTTAGATTCGAAATCTTTGGGAGACACTTTTGCTTGGGTCCCATACGCTGAGGAATTTAGAAAGAAACATAACTGTAAGGTTGTTTGTTCAACATTCTTTAATGATTTATTTGTTAAACAATATCCTGAAATACATTTTGTTCACCCTGGTAGTATTGTTGATAACCTATATGCGATGTATGAGATAGGTTGGTTTTATGACGGTGATAATGTTAAAATGGATAGACATCCAAGTGATTTTAAATTAGGTCCGTTACAAAAAACTGCCACAGATATTTTAGGGTTGGAATATAAAGAAGTTAAACCTTTAATTAAAAATCCTAACAAGTTAAAGAAAAAAAGAGTTGGATTAGGCATTCATTCAACTGCTCAGTCTAAGTATTGGAATAATCCAAAAGGCTGGCAAGATGTTACTGATTATTTGATTTCACTTGGATATGAGGTGATTATCTACTCAAAAGAAGAAGATGGGTATATGGGTAATTTTTATCCAAAAGGTGCTAAACAAAACCCTCCTGACTCAATCTATAAACTTATTGAAGAACTGTCAACATGTGAATTCTTTATAGGTATATCAAGTGGTATTTCATGGGTGACCTGGGCGTTAGACATACCGACAGTATTGATTTCTGGATTTACTGAAGAGTTTAATGAACCTTATGAGAATGTGTATAAGGTTAGTGCTCCTGAAAATACTTGTAGAGGATGTGCAAATAAGTTTAGATTAGACCCAGGTGATTGGAACTGGTGTCCTGTAAATAAGGGAAATGAAAAGATGTTTGAATGTTCTAAAAAGATAACATCTGAAATGGTGATAAATGTAATTAAAAGAGAGGGATTAGCAAAATGAAAAGCGTAAATTTACCAGAGGAAATCCTGTTAGAAATTCAGGATTTATTAGCTAGAATTAACTATTCTAAAATGGATTTAGGTGAAGCCCACCTAGCAGTTTCTAATTTTGAAAAAGAATTGGAAAATTTAAAATCGGAGAGAGAAAAAAAGATAGCTGTCTGTGTAGATCTAGAAGAGGAGAAGACCAGGCTAGTGATGAGAATAGTCGAGACCTACGGGGAAGGAGATCTTGATCTTAACAGTGGCAAGTATTTCGTAAAGTAAATTGGCAACTCCGGAGGGTGATATATAGAGAAATCACTATCAAATAAGACCAGAGCCAATGAGTTTCAATCCGGAGGATAGGCTACCCAAGCCAATTAATAAAGTTCTGAATACTAACGGTGAGCAATACGATCTCACTAACCCTAGATTCACAACTGCTGATGGGCTGGAGAATACTACGAAAATCCCTTTCTCTTCAACTGATGACTATTTTTCAACACAGGAAGCTGCTGAAGCTAGAGCACAGCAGATAGGATGCGGGGGATATCACACTGTCATCGTAGAGGGTAAGCTTTATTATAGACCCTGTGAAACCGCTAATTACTATTCTATTAGAAAGCAGCAGTTAGATTCTGCTCTTAATTTTCAGTACATTGGTAACTATAGAGTTTTAACGTGGGACACTCCTTTTTTTGGCGTTAGAAAATACAAGGGGTGGATAATAGATGCTTCGTATAGCAATAATACAGGACCTAGTATAAACCCTAATGACGTTCTTGTTGAGTTTAGGTATTCCATAGATGGTGAATCTTGGTCTCTTTGGTCAACTGTAGGTACAGCAATGAACAATTTCTCCAATACGGAGGCTGCTATTTTCGAAATAAGCCTGGATCCTGCAGATAAATTCTATCCGGAGTTTAGGTTTACCTCGGTTCTAATTAATCCCGACGGAACACTGGGGTATGAGTCTAATGAGCCAGTGGATCCTAACGTAACCATAGTGGATTTTCAATTGGATATTGAATATGATCTAGACTATTTGTCAAATGCATCATTGGATAATAAAGTTATAGCTCCTGCTCTGAGATGCTCTAATGAGTATACAAATAGACCAGTAGTATTTGACGATTGCAGATTCACTTTTAATCCTTATGCTGTTAATAGAGCGCTTAACCTTTATCAGGATCTAAGTAAAATAGTAAATAAGGTATTTGGGCTTGATGTTAACTATTATTCTGTGCAACCTCAGGCTAGGGGTAAGGATGTGATACTAAAGGAATATACGCTGTTCAACGTTGTCGATGAGAAGTGTATAAAAGTTCTAGTTAACCAGAACCAATTTCCGGACAATAAAATTAACTACGATCCATTTGGTTTACAGTTCGATGAGCCCTTTGAGATACAGATAGACAGAAGGTATTTCGAGGGAATATTTGGAAATGGATCACAGCCTAGAAAAAGAGATATTATTTATTTCCCAATAACTAATAGAATCTATGAGATAAATTCGACATATCTTTTCAGGGATTTCATGAATGCTCCCGTTTATTATAAGATCGAGCTAAAGAAATACCAGCCAAAGAGCAACACATATTTCCAAGATCCAGCATACAAAGAGGAATTGGATGGCATTGCACTTACAACCCAGGAATTGTTTGGTGCTGAAGTAACTAGTGAGGAAGAAAAAGTAACAAAGAGGCAGCAATACAACGAGACAACATATGTTAGATCACAGGATCCCATTAGATCATACATCTATTACAATTTAGCTATCATTGGATATGATCTTAATAATAACTGGACGATAGTTCTTAATAACTATTATGACCTTGAATCTTCATTCGTTGACAATTCAGAATTTACATCCGATCCATTTAAATACAGGAATGCCATAAGATATAAGGACCTGCCTAAGCTTGGGCCTAAGGAAGAATTATCCCTAACAGCCTGGTGGAATTTGAGAAATGCTTACGATGATACAAAGCTTAGAAAGATAGGCTTCCCTGTTATAAATGTGAATGTTTCTTCCTATACTGAATCGTATGTTGTTTATTCTACCTATCCAATAAAGCACAATCTTACGGCATGGAACAGTTACGCCGATAACCCTAATGGATATGTTGCAATACAGGGTGATTCTGCACACAGTGGGGGATATCTAGTAAGAAGTGTAATAGACGAATACACATTCACCACAATAAATCAAAGCGTTGAATTTGACCCTGGAGTTACGGTATGGAAAATGCAAAAGGCTCAATCCCGTAACTTTCTTAGCGGACTTTATATGGAAGGCTTAGAATACAGGGGATTCAGGTTTGACCTAATCCACTCTGGATCGATTGAGCAAGATGTCACTAACTATATCCAGCAGGGTAGCTTCTATCTTAGACTTAATAATGGCATAGAGATAAACTCCCCACTTCAATTCACAGCAAAACATGGTGAATGGTATTCTGTTGTGGTGAACGTTTCTAATAAGTATAAACAGATTTCAATAAATGCTTGGCAAATGTCATATGACCCGGTGAACCCTCAATCACAATCCAGTGAATTGATCAAGGTACATGAATACGTGCAAAGTTTGGATGCACCCGTTATATTCGATGCGCCTTCTAACATAGTAACAGATGTCAGCAGTCCTTTCTATGGAACAGATCAGAATTCCTATAAGGTGTTTACTTCCCCACTATATTTGTCAAATATAAGATTGTTCAAGAATATGATAGATATAGATAATCAATCAACCGTCTTAAATCAGAATATTGTAAGAGACACACAGCTTGCACACATTATAGATAACGCTAAACCGCTTCTGAACGTTCCTAGATTTGTTCGTAGCCGTTAATTTTTTTAATTTATGCCACGTAGAAAACCAAAGATGAGCAAGGTCGTCGAGGAAAAAATCAAAGAAACCCTCGATTCAATAATACTTGATGAGAATTTAGATTCAGTAGAAACTGGAACTGGAGAATTACCGAGATTAAAAACAACGGTGCAGATGGATTTTGAGGAGGAAAAAATATCCGCTGCAAGGGATGCCAAGTCTTTGCTGGATTCCTTAGCCATGTTCTACCTTGATGATTCTGGTGAAGATAATAACCCTTATCTTGAATACCGTAAGAAAATAGATTCTATGAACATCTCTTCTATGACATTTCAGCTTAAGAGTGCACAGCATGCTATAACTAAGTTATTGGAAGAAATAGACATGGGTAATATGACACCTAGACTTTTCGAGGTTTTAGCTCAGCTACAGGGACAGGTTATCCAGATATCTAAAGATCACCAGGCTTATCTTGATAAAATGGAAAAAAGCTACAAGGTAATGAAGGGGGACATTGATCAGAAGAATTACAACGGAGCTGTTAGAATAGGGCCAGACGGGAATTACACAGAACCAGCGAAAGGATTAGGTGACGGATCAGGAATTAAGGTACGAGGAACAAGAGGATTGATGGAGAATCTGAGAGATCTAATAGGTGCTGAAATAGTAGACGTTAAACCAGAGGAGATCAAGCCAGGAGCTGTTGTTAATGCTAGAGATAAGATAAGGATGGACGCCGAAGAGAAGGGATACGAGGGTGAAATACCAGAGGGCGGGGACGATCTTCAGATAGAGGATGATCTTTTTAATTAATTTTTATGGCGGAAGAAACAAACAAGAATCAGCCGGAGCTAAATGATGGTAATTATTGGAGCACGGCTAAAGTTAACGAGTTACTCAGAAAAGCAGACGAGGAAGGGCTAGATTTCAAGAGTGTAGATAATCCTTTCCATGACAATAATCCTGAGCTAAGAAGATCTAATGTACTATTCGAGTACACACAGGAGGAGATAATAGAAATTGACAAGTGCGCAAGGGACGTTATCTACTTTTCAAAATATTGTCAGGTTGTGACCGATACGGGTCTTGCTTATATTACTCTGAGGGAATACCAAGAATCGGTATTAAGAGAATATCAGGCCAATAGATTTAATATATTTCTAGCACCCCGGCAGGTTGGTAAATCCATAATGTCCGCTGTTTTTCTGGTGTGGTTTTTACTTTTCAACCACGATAAAAATGCGATGATCCTGGCAAACGTTGGTGACACAGCAGAGGAATTGATGGATAAGATAAAGGCCATAATAAAAGGATTGCCTTTCTTTCTGAAGCCCGGAATGATGGTCAATAATGTAATGTCTGTGCGTTTTGATAACGGCTGTAGGGTTATTGCTAAAACGACCACTAAGACATCCGGTATCGGTTTTACTATTCATTTTTTATACATGGACGAGTTTGCTCACATTAACTCATCCTTTATGGAAGCTTTCTTCAGGTCTACGTACCCCACGGTATCTTCCTCGAAGGTGTCCCGAATCATTATAACATCTACACCAAATGGAATGAATAAGTTCTATGAGATGTATATGAGCGCTGTTAAGAAAGAGAACACGTTCAATCCAATTAGGGTTGATTGGTGGCAGGTACCTGGTAGGGACGATGTGTGGAAACAGAATGAAATATCTAACCTTGGATCCGAGGAGCTATTTAATCAGGAGTACGGTAATCAGTTCTTAAGCTCCTCTACTTTGCTACTTGGATCACAGGAGTTACAGAAGATAAAAAGAAACGAGGTAGAGTATTTATGGAGGGAGATTGATGAATTTCATTACTCTGACGTAAATTATGAGAATTTTCTATGGCATCCTAAATTTGATATAGATAGTGCTGCAGAAGGGAATAAAAAATATGTTGTATCCGTAGATCTCTCAGGTGGAAACAAGGGTGATTTTACAGTCATTAATGTTTTTAAGGTCTCTCCTCTTCCAAAGAAAGTGATAGAAAGAATAGGAGAATTTGAGGACGAGGGTGATTTCTTTGGCCTTATTCAGGTTGGTATATTAAGGGACAACGAGATAAAACTGGAGGATGTAGTTAAGATACTTAGAATACTGGTAAAGAATGTACTAGGTGTCGAATCTGTGAAAATAGCTCTTGAGATAAATTACAAGGGAGAGCTTCTGGTTGATAAGTTTCTTGCTGACGAGGATCTTTTTGAGGAAATTTTTGTTTACACTAAGCATTCTGAATCTGCTAGATCTTCTAAAGCTGGTATAAAATACAATGAAAAGAACAAGATGAAAAACTGTGAGCAGCTCAGAACACTTGTTAGAGCAGACAGAATATTGGTGAATGATAAGAAATGGACAGTACCTGAGCTATTCACATTCGGGCTGAATTCAAGAGGAACATATTCCAGCCAAACAGGTCATGATGACGTTGCTATGTCCCTGGTTAATCTCTCCTCTGCTTTTGAAAGTGGCGATTTCTACCAACTGGTCGGAGAACTTTTTGATGCGATGGAAACCCCATATAAAGGATTAATATTAAATAAAATGGGGGAAACCGGGCAATCCCAATCTTCTGATGAATTTGGATTCGGAAACCAAGGTCCTTCTACCAAGGACGGAAAAAGCTTTAGGGACTTTAGTTCCATGATGTAGACCCTTCTTTTTCTAATTTGGTTTGATATATAGACAAAGAAGAAAAAAATCATAAAGAAATAATGGCACAAAAAATTAAAATCGACTATTCACAATTTAGAGCATCGGGCGTTTACACCCTGGAATTTGACAGTTCCGCTAGTGTTATATTAACGTCTACCACTATAAGATTGGTAGTTGGATTCTCTAACAAGGGCCCATTCAACACACCGGTTTACATACCGGATGCATCTACAATGATCTCGATTTTTGGTGATATTGATAGATCACTAGAAAATAGAGGATCTTTCTTCCAAAGATCTATACTAACCTGCTTGAATGCGGGACCAGTTTTTGCTTTAAATTTATTGAAGCTTAATGATGATTTAGACAGTGCTACTCCTGATGTTGTTGATTACAGATCTTATTCTGTTGACACTGAACAATTTAATGGTATTTTAACAAGTAAACTATACTCGTCTTTTTATAACAAAGAGAGATTTTGGTTTGCTTCAACTGAATACTTCTTGGCCACATTGAGCTTACTAGATCAAGGAAGATTACTTAACCTTGTTAATCTTGGTCAACAGCCAATGAGTGTTATCATAAGAAAGTCCACTGACTCGACAACGCCAATAAAGGGATATAATATCTTCGCTATAGATTGGTATGGTGCTGATAATGTGCCTAGTTTTATGCACCCTTATGATTACATTCAGGATTATTTCATTGATGTTATTGCAGTTTCTGGTAGTTGGACTAATTACCCGCAGCTTTCTGTGGATCCTCAATGGAGCCAATATTTTACAGCCAATGGATTTATTAAGAGCCAGATGGATAATTTCCTTAATAATCCTAATGTTCAGCTTCTTGTTTATCAAACAGGATGTATTATACCTGATTTTACCGATTTGAATGGAGTTAATCAGTACATCCAAACGTTGGTTAATAGTGATACTGCTTCAACCGGTTTATTCTGTGCCGTAGACGAAAAGGCATTTGATGATATTTGTAATAATGTTTATAGGATAGATCTTGTAGGTAATAACCTTATCGACGAATTAACATCAGATAGAGACCTACTAAGCCCAAGACTTGATTTCTTAAGTTACGATCAAGCTTTATTGGCTGATTATTTATACACTGAAGCAAATTACGGAGTTACTGGTGCATCCGGTGCAACTGGTGGTAATATGTACGTTGGCACTTTATTCGATCCGATCACATTTGGAGCTACCGGTGGTACAACAGACAAGGGTCTTTACGCAAATACATTCCAGGCTTACGATCCGAATTCATTTGATGGTGGATATCACTATATCATTACAGGTACAGGGGGAGCACCTCCTTTAACGACATCTCAGAAATCTTCTCTTAAAACATTCTGTGATATTTCTTCTTCGGCTGATCAGAAATTTATTATAGGTAAAGCTACTATACCTGCTGGTGTAACGGGATCTGTTCCTTCAAGTTTCGGAGGTCCAAACACAACCCAACTAGTTAAGCTTAAGATAGCTTTAACTAAGACTTCTAATTCGGAAGTTAAAATTCTATGGCAACATCCGTTAGATACTGCTTTCTATAGATCTCAAGGTATTACAGTTGAGCCTTGGTCTTACCTGCAACAAGTTCCTATTGATCCTGATATTGCATTTCTAAATTCCGGTGTTGGTGTATATCAATTTGGATGGGCTGATAGAGTAGGTGAGGAGGCTATACTAAACCCAGACGGAGCAGGAGTAACAGGATCAGGATTCCCGAATGGATATTCTAACTCTTTGATAGCGTATTCTATGTCTAACCCTTATATCGATTTCCAATATAATGAGACCGCAGATGGCGATATTATTTGGAAAAATTCAGACGGAACTGACATTCAATATCTGGATTACCAAAGCTTGGTTGATGTAGATGGATTTCCTTATGTAGCGGTTAGATCTTTTAGTAATACTTCTAGAGACATTACTAGCCTAGAAGATATTGCTGCCTTTGGTGCTTCTTATGCCTCAGATAATGTAGGCCTCCCAGTTTCTGCAGATAAGCTAGACATCATATCACAAAATGGAAACATAAACGAATACCTTAATGTTATAACTAGGGTAGATGCCACAACGTTTACTATAGGTTTAGACGCTCTTGGCAACGTTCCTTTAGCAGTGGGTGATTGGATAGTTTCTACTGACCTTAACATATGTTTAGATGATGCGGGGACAAGGCAGTCTAGATTAGGAAAGATCACTACAGTTTCTGCTACAACAACTAGCGGTGTCTATAGAGTAACTTGTGCTAGACCAGTACTTTATTACTCAGGAACACCCCTAAGAGTTCAGAAGTTCACATCGATTGAGGATTTCACTACATCTTTTGATTTCACATACTTCCAAGGTTTCACTATGACCGAAAGGCATAGACCAAATGGAACTGATGCTAGACTAACTGAGATACTAGATGTACTTTACAATACAGATCTTGCTATAGCGCTTGCTAATAAGGACGCTATAACTTACAGATACATTATTGATACATTCGGTGGACAAATACTTCCTAATTCTAAGTATCAATTGAGTAAGTTGGCGATGATGAGACAGCAATCTCTTGCTATCATCAATGCGCCTTCTACTGCTCAATTCCAGGCTTCTACAGATCCTAGATTTACTGATGCACCTACAGCTACTAATCCTAAGCCTCTGTTAAACACTGCTTATATAGCTTCCGGAGGTAATCTATCCTTGAATCCTACATATACATTCAGTCTTCCTTCCGAAGCTGATGGAGCTAAATTCTGTGCATTCTACTCACCTTACATCACTATAAGGGAGTCAAACAGAAACGTAAACGTTCCACCGGCAGCTTTAGTTTCTAATAATTTCATTAGAAAATTTGCGACAGGTGAGCCTTATGCAATAGTAGCAGGCCAAAAAAGAGGGGTTCTTTCAGGACAAACTATAGTAGGTGTTGAATATGATTATAGTGATGCAGACAGAGGAAATTTAGAGCCATTCGGGATAAATCCTATCATCAGAAGAAAAGGGATTGGTGTAGTTATATTCGGTAACGGAACTGCTTATCAACAAGTTAACTCTGCATTCAGCCTTGTTCACGTTAGAGATTTGCTCATCAGCATTGAAACTGACACCAATCAAATTCTTTCTAACTATCTGTTTGACTTCAACGAGGATTCAATCAGACTTGAAATTAAGACTTTGGTTGATAATTACTTAGACGGAGTAAGAGCAGGAGGTGGTATTTATGCTTATAAGACCATCATGGATGCTACTAACAATACACCAGCGATCATTGATATGAACATGGGGGTTATTGACATCATCATCGAGCCTGCAAGAGGTATACAGAAATTCATAAACAGAATCACTGTAACTAGAACAGGCGGTATAGCTGCTGGCGGATTCATACAGTTTGTATAAAATTTGATCACTCAGAAGCAAATAGATAAATAGTTAGTATATGGCAGGCTTACCACATTTTTCAAACTCGATCTCATCGATGAATAACTTTGAACCGGTTTACTTAAACCAGTTTGAGGTAGTAATAAATCCACCAGCTGCTGTAGCTGGTGGACCTATTCTTTTACAGCACGTAACCAAGGTTTCTGGTATGGATGTAGATAAAAATCCAGCGCCTGTAGCTCAGAAGTACAAGTTTGCAAAAAGAAACTACGCGGGAGCTAAACCAGATACTACTGGAATGACTCTTTCCATGAGTTTCACTGTTAACTTGAACGATGCTAATTCTATGTATGTTTTTAAAACACTAAGACAATGGACGGATCTTATTTATAATCCTCTAACTGGAGCAATGGGTGTTAAGAACGACTACGTAGGATCAATAGTTATCTCAATCTTTAATAAAAACGGTGACGTTTTTAAAAGAGTAGTTTGTAAAGACTGTTTCCCTGTGAGTTTTATTTCCCCAATGAATCTAAGCTATGCAGCAGAAGAGGTTTGGAAGATAGATAATTTGGAATGGGCAGTGGATTATTGGGAAGATCTATTCCTATAAAAAAATTAAGAAGAAATGTCAGGATTACCACACTATACTAATTCTCAAGCTGCTATACAGCTTTACGAGCCAGTTTATCTTAACCAGTTCGAGGTTATTATTAATACCCCTGCGGGTGTTCAGCAGTTACCCGGTTTAAATGGTGAATTGATACTTACCCAACAGGTTAAATCTGTATCAGGTATGGCCGTTGATATACAGCCATCTGGACCAGTTGAACAGTTCTATAAGTTCGCTACTAGAAGATATGCAGGGGGTGAGCCTTCTCAGACTGACATGGATTTAACCCTGGAATTTGAGGTTAACCTTAACGAATCCAATTCGATGACTGTGTATAGGACTCTTAGACAATGGTCGGATCTTAT